AAACGGTGTGCGGGTGGTGATCATTGATGAAGTGCACGCTCTTAGTAAGCAAGCGGTCACTGCACTTCTCAAATCGCTAGAGGACCCACCTAAGTACGTCTACTGGTTCCTTTGCACCACCGACCCTTCGAAATTGCCAGCGGCGATCAAGACAAGGTGCTTGGCGTATCAACTCAAGGAGGTTCGTGTCAAGGAACTCGTCAAGTTGCTCGACAGTACCGAGGAGGGTCACGAGTTGGACGAAGATATTCTTCAATTGTGCGCTGAGGAAGCGGGTGGTTCCCCGCGCCAAGCACTCTCTAACCTCGGAGTTTGTCTCACCGCAAAGACTGTCGAGCAGGCAACTAGGCTTTTGCACTCTGCCGAGAAATCGAAAGAGGCCATCGATTTGGCTCGATTGTTATTGTCGGGGAGTGACTGGAGTTCCGTTTGTGCGCTGCTCAGCAAGATGAAGGAACTCAACCCTGAGTCAGTGCGCCATACGGTTCGAGCGTATATGACGAGCGTGATTCTATCTCCTAAAGGCGGTAACCCAACGAAGGCTTTTGCGGTGCTCGAAGAATTTTCAACACCTTTCAATTCATTTGACGGAATGTCACCGCTCGTGCTTGCTTGTGGAAGGCTTTTGCTCGGTTCCGATTGAGCTAGCTCGTATGTCTTCTGTAGGAGATTTAGATGCCTTCTCGCACCGTCGCTACCACCCGAGACGAAGTACGTGCCAAGCTTCTCATTGATGACGATGATCTAGATGGCTGCTTTGTTGAGCAGCCCGAGTATTTCTTCCAGGCTGCTGAGGCATTTACTATTGCCAACTCGGGTGTGGACACGCTTAAGCTGGAGCTTAAGGAGCTGACTGCGGAACTAGATCAGGAGATCAGGCGCTTTGCGGTAGAGACAGGAGAAAAGCTTTCCGAGACGCTAATTTCCAACCGCATTCTGTTGACCCCGAGAATCAAGCAGTTAAACCGTAAACTGCTTGAGGCGAAGCGTGTGGCTGATGATTGGGATTCCCTAAAAGAGGCATTTATCCAGCGTTCCTACGCGCTCAAGGATTTGAACTCAAGCCAGCTGGCTCGACTTAACAATCTAGCGATGGAGCAAGGTTCTACCGGCCCGCGGCGTAACGTTGGTGATGCAGTACGGTCCCAGCAAGAACAATTGCGTCGTGAGCGCCGTACGCAACCTCGCTATCAGCCCAGAGACGGTGGTTAAACCCATGGATGAGCTGGGTAGCTTCTTACACTTCGTAGGTTTTGTTCTCTTTTGGTCTGGTGTGTCAATGGTGGGGGTGTACATCCTGACGCGATTAGCATCGATTGCCTATTTCAAATCAAAAGAAGACTACGAACACCACAGAGAAGTCGTTAAGTATCTTATTGAACACCCACGGAGAGAGAATAATGCCAAAACAAACTAGCCGGAAAAAGTTTGGTTATAAGGGTCGTAGTGACGAAGACATTGAGCGTCGTGCTAAGCAACAGTCGGGTCGCTACGATAGTTTCCTAACGGAAGACCTGCCTTTTTATAAGCTGCGGGCAGGTGAGAACCATATTCGCATCTTGCCCTGGCTGGATGGCAACGACCCAGATTTTGCCGAGCTGGATGAGAAGTGGGGCAATCATTGGGGCATTGACCTGATGACCCACCGCAACGTTGGCGTGGATAAGGGTTCCTATCTCTGTCTTGATAAGATGAATGGGGAGCCCTGTCCGATTTGTGATGTCTGGCGCTCAGAAGAAGCAGAACCCCTGAAACCTTCAGCCCGGGTGCTCGCCTGGGTCATTGACCGTAAGGAAGAAAAGGCCGGTCCTCAGCTTTGGGCGATGCCATTGGGCACTTCGAAAGATATCAGCGCCGCCTGTAAGATCAAGAGTACCGGCGAAAGCTTGCTGATCGATGATCCTGAGGAAGGGTACGATATCTTCTTCGATAAAGAGGGCGAGAAAGAGCGTACGCGGTATACACATATTGAAGTGGACCGTGAGCCATCGCCAGTTCACGACAACGAGGCGAAGCAGGATCAGTGGCTGAACTTTATTGCTGATCACCGGCTTCCAGATATGCTCAAGTTCTACGAGGCTGATTATCTGGAGAAAGTTCTTGGTGGTCAGATTTCGAAGCAAGGCGAGGAAGACGAAGAAGCAGCGGAAGATGACGGTGAAAGTCGTTCATCGCGTCGTGGCCGGAGCCGTGGGGCCGAAGAAGACGAACCTGCAACTACCTCTCGCCGCGAAAGGGCGGCGCGTAGCAGGGGCGGCGACTATGGGGAAGAGTTTACCCGGCCTTCCCGTCGCGGTCGCGGAGCGGAGGAAGAAACCTCCGAGGAAGTTGATGGAGAGACCGGCGAAGTCACCGAGAGGCCTTTGAGAGGGCGACGCGGGCGAGCTGAGCCCGAGACTAGGAGGGGCCGTAGTCGCGGAGCGGAACCCGAGGGAGAGGGAGAAGCTGAGCCCGAGGCGGATGAGCCCGCACCTGAGCGGAGCTCCAGGCGGGGTTCCAGGGGCGGTGGTACCCAAGAGAGATTCCGTGGACGGGCAGCAGCTGAAGAAGACGCCCCGGCTGAGGATGACGGCGAGGATGTAACTTCCGCCCGAAAGCGGTTGCGAAACGTCGGGCGCAGGGGCCGGTAGGGCGCGAACATGGTTGAGCGTTTCCGCCCAGGCTCAGCGACGACGCCTTCCGCTCCAGATCGATCAAATACCTTTCTGGAGCGGAAGGAAATTACATTTCTGCCCACGGGGTGTACACTACTCGATTGCATTATGGGCGGGGGATGGCCTTTTGGCCGCGTCGTCAATATCGTTGGGGACAAGTCAGTAGGCAAGACGTTACTCGCTGAAGAAGCGATGGCAATATTCCAGAAGAAATACGCTAAGAAGCCTTGGTATCGGGAAACCGAGGCTGCGTTTGACCCTAGCTACTTCACAGAGCTGGGTGGGGACGCAGAAAAGGTAGACTTCGGCCCAGACGGCCCAGACACACATTGGCAAACTATCGAGGCAATTATCGACGATTTGCGCCGCATCCTAGACGAGTTCGATGCAGAGGTAATCGCTAAAGCCAAGGCACTGCGTGAGCGTAACAAGCGCAATAAGAGTTATACGATGACAGTAGCCACTGCCGACGCTCTAAAGACGATGCTACCTGGTATTTACTTTGTTGACTCACTCGACGCGCTCAGTTCTGAGTCAGAAATTATCCGGGCTGTTAAGAAGCGTCGGGCCAATGAGGCTGGCAGAGAGGAGCAGGGCGGCACCTACAATTTGGAGAAGCAGAAGCTTTTGGGAGAATTGTTCCGTACTGAGGTCAAGCGTCTCAAGCGGGCGAAGATTTGCCTAGTGTTTATTTCACAAATCCGTGACCGGATTGGACCGATGGTGCGCGGTAAGAAGTATACCCGCACTGGTGGCAAGGCACTCGACTTCTACGCCAGCCTTGTGATTTATCTTCAGCATATGAAGAAGATCAACGAGACGATCAAGGGTCAAACCCGCGCTACGGCGATTCGCGTCAAAGCCATGTGCGAGAAGAATAAGATCACGAAGCCTTTCCGGGATTGCGAGTTTGAGCTGCGCTTTGGCTATGGTATGGATGATGAATGGGCATCGCTAGACTATCTTAAGTCTGTGGGTAAGCTTGGCAAGATGGGCTTGAAGGATTTGCCACCATCGCTCAAAAACATCGATGTAGAGCGCTTGAAGCGAGTCACGATTGAGTCCTGGATAGAAATCGAGAAGCAGTTCAATCCGGCTAAGGGCAAGTACGCAGCATGATGGAGCCTTTGTCCTGTCCATTCTGTGGTGCTCAGCCGGAGCAAGAGGCGTTTGGTTACTATCACATGGGCACCGAAAGCCGCGAGATTCGATGCAAGAATCCAATTTGCAAGGTCAGGCCATACATCATTCTTGATCAAGAGGAAGATCAATTTGATCTAGTTGAAGTTTGGAACACAAGATTTACCGGAGCCTTCAAATGAGGAATGGCGGGGGTAAAGCTAAAGGAGCAGCGTTCGAAAGAGAGACGTGTAAAAACTTGTCAATGTGGGTATCGGGCGGGCGTCAAGAGGACGTATTCTGGCGCTCAGCAATGTCAGGAGGTAGAGCTACTATTGCTGCGGTGAAGGGAAAGGTGCTAACCGCACAAGCTGGTGATATCACTGCTATTCATAGCCAAGGATATAGTCTGACAAATCGGTTTTTTATTGAAACGAAGTTTTATAAAAATCTAGGATTAGTCAATGCAATATTTGGTAAAGGAAACTTAGTAAATTTTTGGAAAATCGCTCAGCGTGAGGCCGCTAGATATAAGCGGTTACCGCTTCTTATCGCCAAGCAGAACCGTGACCCAGCCTTGTTATGTATTGATAGTATGGGGCTTCACTTTCTTAATTGTAGGGCAAATGCCTACGGCCGATTCCCGTACTTAGATATGATTGTTTGTGACCTGCGGGCTATTCTTAATGTGCCTTACACTAAGACCAGGTTGCTTAGTTATGACTATAGTCGCGCAATGCTTGATTTCTACCTTCATCAGCGCGGGGCCGCCGCGAGAAGTCTTGAGTTTGAGTTTGAGTTTGAGGAGTGGGTTTCTTGGTGGGAGGAGAATCTTGGGCCAAATTGGCAAAGACTTCGGGGAAGACAACGTGATCAATACGTAATGGCTCGTAATAAAGATAAAGGACCATATGCGGCTTGGAATGTACGTTGTATAACTCAGTCTGAGAACATTTCAGAAAAAGGAGTGAATGGTACGGCGGCTCGCGGAACCAAAATTTGGACTAACAAACTCTCGGAAAAACAAGTAATTGAAATCTTTTATGACACGCGTTCAGCAATAGTCCTTGCAGCAGAATACGATGTTTCCGTTTCTATGATCTACTTAATTAAGAAGCGAAACAATTGGAAATATTTGTTAGACAAGTTGCCAAAGGTGAGACGGTATCGTGGCAGCATTAGTAACAGCTGATTTACATCTCAGCGAGAAGCAGCGTGACAGCTACCGCTTCGCTGCTATGGAGCGATTAGCGGGACTAATCGAGAAGCACAAGCCTCAGGAGCTGATTATCCTGGGTGACTTAACTGAGAACAAGGACTATCACCCAGCCACACTTGTCAATGACGTTGTTGATGTGATTTATAGCTTGAGTTGCATGGTCGATGCACTCTACATCCCGAGCGGCAATCACGACTATACGCAAAGTGATACGCCGTTCTTTCACTTCCTGCGACGCTTCAGCAAGATCAAGTGGATCAACAAGGTGCGCTTGGAGGAGCTGTCCATCGGCCGGTGCTTGTTCTTGCCGCATACCCGAGACTACGAGAAAGACTGGGTGACACTTGCAACTTCGAGTAAGCACCAGCCGAGCTGGATATTCGCACACAATACGTTCGAGGGCGCAGTTACGGAGCATGGCAAGCGTTTGAGCGGCATCCCGACGGAAATTTTCCCTAAAGGGATTCCTGTTGTCAGTGGTGATATCCATACTCCGCAAACGCTCGGACCGGTCACCTATGTTGGTTCACCGTATACCATTGACTTTGGCGACGACTTCGAGCCAAGAGTGTTGCTTCTGGCGAAGACCCGTAAAGAAAGTATACCCTTGCCGGGACCACAGAAGCGCCTTATCGAACTGAGCGCGGGATACAACCTTAACAAGGTCAAGGCGAACCCTGGTGATATTGTCAAGGCGCGGTACAAGCTTAAGTTGGAGGAGCAGGACAAGTGGTTCGCAATCAGGGACAGGATCAAGCGTGAGCTCCTAGCGCGCGAATTGATCGTGCACCTTATACAGCCAGTGACCACTGCCAAGACGCGCTCGGTACAGATTAAGCGTCCTGACAACAAAAGCGATGAGCGAATAGTCCAAGAGTTTGGCCAGCAGCGAAAGCTGACAAAAGCCCGTTTGCAAGTTGGTATGGACTTGTTGGAGAAAGCTTGATGATGAAGATCACAACTCAGTTTGAATTTGGCGATAGGGTCACCATCGATCGTGGTGATATTACTGGTATAGTTACTGCCATAGCTGTCTACGGCACCGAGACCGGCATTCAATACGAGGTGTCCTGGTGGCATCAGGGCGAGCATAAGAGCGCTTGGTTCTACGCTTGGAGAGTGTCTCCTTGTGGGTAGAAATTACAACGATTTGTGGCCGTATGATCCATGTGGCGCAAGGGAGGGTTGGATGAGGAAACCTAAGCGAGTTTTGACAAAGAGGGCTAAGAAGTCGAAGCGGCGGTTATCTTCCTGGAAATCGCGTGCGTCCAAAGAAGATCGCGCAAGAATCAAAGCGCACAATTTGCAGGTCAAAGTTCGGGTCAATCTCTTTAGTGCTCTTGAGGCATTTATTAATGCTCAGCGAGGGCAGGTAGTTACTCCTGAGGGTGCAGCAATAACCATCAACTGTGTACAACTTCGCGCTCTACTATTCAGCCGGAATTAGTTGCGATGTACCGGATGACTGACGCAATGCAAACGGCGCTTGGTTATGATGCGTTCGGAAATAATCCTGATCTGGTTTGCGAGGCTGATAAGGAAGCGTTGTCCAATATACCGCGGGCGAGTGGCGATGCTACTTGCGATATTTGTCACGCCTTGTTGCGACTTCATCCGTCAGTACAAGGTGCACTTTGGGCGACCAGGGCTTGTTATGGGATTGTAAAGTTATGACTGGTGGATACACAGACGTACTCTATGCGTTGATGTCGGCAGCCGGAGTCTTGGCGTTAGGTACTATTTCTCGAACCCGAGAGGAAGCAGAGAAGTTACGAACTGCGGAGTTTCCTGCGGACCACGTAATTTACCCGGACCATCATATTGTTTTGGTACGCATATCGATTCTTCCCGAGCCTAAGCCAGATAGTGCGTACATAGCTGGAGTAGTTGCAGTATCTTTGGGGGGTTAATGCGCCTTGATTTTGAAAAGATGGTCATCAAGGATTTCAAGGCATTTCGGGGCACGCATACTCTTCCATTAAACTTGCCTGGCGTTACATCGTTAGTTGGTGACAACCAGACAATTGACCGGATGTACGGCAACGGCGTCGCTAAAAGCACCATCTGGGATGCCTTCATCTGGTGCCTCTATGGGCAAACGCCTTTAGGGTTGCGCAATCCGGACGTCAAGCCTTGGTCAGGAGGCAATCCCATTGTCACTGTGTTTTTCAAATCAGATGCACGGCAAAACGAGCTACAACGTAGTACCAGTCCTAATAGCTTCACGCTGAACGGTGAAGCAATTGCTGACTTCGCCGATACCTTCGGTCTTGGACTTAAGCTAGCAATCAATACGGTCTTGCTCCCGCAGGAAAAGCCGCTCTTCTTTGATCGCAGGCCAGCCGAGAAAATGCTGCTATTCTCCGAGGCGATGCCGCTAGAGCGTTGGGACACCCGTGCCGTTGCGGCAGGCAAGGCAGCAGATGAGTTAAGCGGCGAGGCCCTTGCAATTGAGAGTGATCAACAGCATGCGCAAGGTGCACTCGGTGAGCTAGATACCTCGATTGAGTCATTGCGCAAGCAGGCGTCAGATTGGAATGATAAGTTCAAGCATCGCACGAGAGTTTCCCAGAAAGAAATCGAAGCGCTAAGGAAAAAGCGTGATCGTTCGGACAATGTCTTGTCCGGTGCGATCTTGGAGCAGGACAGTGCTCTTACAGAGTTGAAGGCTTGTGAGCGGCTGAGTGCTACACTTAACCGCGAGATTACACTGGTTGAACGGAAGCTGGCTGCTATCGATGCTCAAGCCACAGCAGCAGCCGAATCTGTGAAAGCGTTGACTATTGAGTTCGAAGCACTGACAAGGTCAAAAACCTGTCCGACTTGCGGACAGACTATCAAACCAACTGACTTGGCTTCACACAGGAAGCATATCAGCGAGCGGTTAGCTGCGATTGAGGAGCGTGTGCACGAGCAGATTGAAGTCCGTAAGCAGCTCGTTACAGACAAGCAGACAAAGCAAAGACAACTCGATGCTAACGAGCTAGCGGCTGAAGGTTTCGACGCAAAGGCATTAGATGCAGGCGATATAATCCTACGACATCGCCCAGAGATTGTGGAGCTTAATGCCAAGATCGCAGCCGCGGGTACAGTGCAGACGGAGGAGAATCCCTATACTAAGCAAATCGCTGAGCTCCAGAAGCGCCGCAAAGGCGTTTTGCGAGAGATAGCCGAGCTAGAAGCAGAGCTGCCTCGTGTTCGCGCTGAGGAAGAGAACGCTAGGTTCTGGGTCAAGGGCTTTAAGGACATCAAGCTACAACTCATTGAGGAAGTGCTAGGTGAGCTAGAGCTAGTCACCAACTCGATGATTGAGGAAGTCGGGCTAGAGGGTTGGGAGGTACACTACGATATCGAGCGTGAGGCTAAGACTGGGGCGGTGACCAGCATGCTCAATGTCATGATAGTCTCACCCGATAGCCGCGGCAAGGCAGTGCGATGGGAGGCCTTCTCAGGCGGGGAGCGCCAGCGTCTACGGCTAATCGGTTCTTTAGTCCTTGCCGACGTCTTACTTGCCCGGGCCGGGATTGAGACTAATCTAGAAATTCTAGACGAGCCAGCGGTATACTGGGCAGACGAAGGAGTGCACGAGTTAGTGGGCTTCTTGGCCGAGCGGGCGCGTGAGCGAGATAAGAGTATCTACTTTATTGAGCACAGCGCCGTTGAGTCAGTCCAATTCTCTAATGTATGGACAGTGATCAAGGATGAGAAGGGTGCTAGGGTAGAACGATGATGTCTAGCGACCCTACCTCCCTATTCAACATGGAGTACTCAGATGGCTACGGCTAAGGTAGAACGTGAGCGGGCAGCGCGCGGGGAAGGATGCTTAGGCAAGGCGAAAGACGACGAACCCATTTTTATTCTACGAGCCCAGGATATCCACGCTGCCGATCTTGTCGAGAAGTGGGCGATCTGGGCACAGGTCGGAGGCACTGATAACGACAAGGTTCAAGAGGCATTCGCGATTGCAGAAGATATGCGTCGATGGCCTAATCGTAAGAACCCAGACTAGCAAAAAGGACAATCAAAAATGCCTCAATCTAGAACAGACGATGAGCAGGTCAAGGATCAGCAAGCGTTGGTCAAGACCTTACTTGATCAGAATGGCATGGCGAATAGCATCGAAGTTGTGGAGCAATTCACCGTTCTGATGGAGGCAATCGTGGAGAGCAAACTCCGTCGAATCACAGAGAGAACAGAAGATGACAAAGGCTAGAACAGCGGTAAGGGTTCTAAGCTTGCTTTGCTTTGGAGCTGCCTCATTTATGGTTGGGTTTGGCGAGGGTGGTCGCAGGATGCTTGATCGTATCCAAGAGATCGTTCGGGAGCAAACCAGACCGACCGACCCAACCACGGTGAAGCTTTTTCCCTCAGCTTTTGAAGAGCCGGATTGTACTACACCTAGGCCGCGTTACAGTTTGTCTTGCTCTACTACATTGACTCCCAAGACGATAACGCTACGGGTAGTTTCCAAGGCGGAGTTCAATTCTGCTCCTTTGGTTTCGGGTGAAGCTGATAGTTTTAAGCCAGTCGCATTTACTTACATCTTGCACAAACCTTGTGAGATTGTTATTCCCGAGGGTGCATTGATCAACTCCGAACCGGAAACTGGGAAAGCGGAATGGGATTTTGGTGATGCATCCTACCATCTTCGAGATACACTAGCTCACGAGATTTTACATTGTTACGCTGGAGCTTGGCACGATAACTGGTGGAAAATCAATTGGCGTCGGCAGCGCAGAAACCTGCTAGAGACCAAAGATTTTGCCACTAAGCATTTCGTCAGCTATTATGTGAAGGGCAGAGATCGAACCTTTGTTCCATTCAAGGATGAGGTGCTGCTCAGCTTGGAGTTGCATCGGAGTAATCTGTATGACTTTTGATCAGGAGTATCGCTAGTGCACGTTGAGCTGACACCATTGCCATTTTTGACAAGCCGGGGTTCTCCGGTGGTTGTCGGTAATGTCTATGCCAACAACCGTGTGCCAGCTTTTCCCTATTTTAGAGTTGTCGTAGCTATCTCTAGTGGGCGGTATGGTAAGCAGCCTTGGAATTGCGTTGTCTGTCTGCACATAGACGTGAAAGGCGATATACAAGGTTCGTCTAATAATCCGTTAGAGTATGTTCGAGACCATTGGGATTTGATTGGGCACGTTGTGGAGATGCCGACGTTAAAAATTGAATGGTTGCGCCCTCCCCTTGATAAGGAAGAGTCATGATTACGTCGGAAGACCATCCGAGGATGATTAAGGCACATAAGGTGCTGTTGCAGCGTCTTGGCTTTAAGCTGGGTGATGGCACCAACGAGCTTACCAGTGGGTTCCTGCATGACTTGTTTGAGGTTATTAAAGATCACCGCACGCAGTGTCGGCAAAAGGGCATTGATTTTCCGGTGCTAGTTGCGGTGGTAGTTCCCCGCTTGGGCATTGTAGAGTTTAAGCGGGCTGACCTGGACATTGCATCGATTCGAATTCAGATTGTTAACTTCGTCAGGGAGCATGGACCTAAAGGTATCACGATGGAAGAAATCGTGACTGCGTTTCGGATGGCCTATCCGGACCTGCGTCCAGGAGATGTTTTGGAACACCACGATACTGCTGATAAGGCGATTGAGCGGGCTACCGAGCGCCGCGAGCGTATTGTTCAGGAAGCTACCAAGATCATTGAGGAAGAGGGGGACGACGATGCTTAAGGTTTGGGAGAACAAGGAGCGTTGCTTCAATATCGAATCTCTTGAGAAGCTTGAGAAGTTTATTGAGGGGATGGACCTATCGATGGCAACGGTCGATTGTGATCCTCAAACGTACCGAGCTTATGACGAGACGGGCAAGCTTGTGTATCAACGGTTAGGCGGCGTTGAGTTAAGGAAGATCGGAGCTCAAAATAGAGAGGCCGAGCGATTGCTTAACCAAGCGAGCAGCTATATTGCCGGTACCTGCGCGAAGCCGGAAGTCTGTGCTTGGGATAGGTTGCTAATCTACTGTCCGCGTGACGCAATCGCGCGGAGATTAGCGCAACTCATTGCCAAGGCGGCAGCAGCATAATGGAGAATAACCCGCGACCTTGGCCTTTAGGGTGTCATGACCCTAGCTCTTGCGCCCGCCATAAAGATTGCATGTATATTCAGTGTAAGCGCCAAGGCGACGAGTTCGTTGTGTTTGAAATTGAGCAGGCATTGCGTCGTATCGAGGAAATTAGGCTAGAGCCAGAGCTGACAAGAGAGGGTTGAAAAATTCTCCTTTTCTTTTGGCAAATCAACCGCTATATGTCGTGCCACTCTTTCCCGGGGGAGGACTAGATACGGTGCCTGAGACCGCTGATAATTGGATGGTGGCCCGAACACAAGCGCACCGAGAGCGGTGGGCCGCCGAGAACGTGACACGGTTAGGTGCTGAGTACTATCTTCCCCAAACCCTAGAAACAGAACGCTTTGTACAGGCTGGCAAACGTCGTCGCGAGTTTCGGGTTCGTCCTCTTTTCCCTACCTACTTGTTTGTTAGACCTGCCCACGGACAGTGGCACGCGATCTTAAGCGCGTTCGGTATTGTCGGGATGGTTCCCGGCTCTGGAGGCTATCCCGCCTTCATTCGTGATATCTCGCTGAGTACAATTCGCCTCCTCGAAGAAAATGGTCTGGTGGTTCTCCCCAAAGAGGGAGGATTGCGACCAGGCTCACCAGCGCGAATAACGCGCGGAGCTTATGCAGGATTTGCCGGATTGGTACAAGGCATATCAGCTAACGACAGAATCCATATTCTACTCGACTACATGGGACGTAAAGTCCCATTTCTTGTGCGCCCTGCGGACCTGGAGGCGGTTGCGTAGGGGAACTGTACGATGTGGCTTGATGGTGACTGAAAGCTGCTGAAAGGGTGTTAGCTTTCACTAGTGCATTTGCGTGAGAAGTTCGCACTAGCGGAGCATTGGGTAAGTTGCTTAGATGAGGGGTGGTTGCGCAGGACATAAGCCGATGCGGCAGAGCGCAACAACAACGCACCCCTCATCTAAGCAATAGCGGGTTGGGGCTTAATCCAAAATCGATGGAGCAGTACGGCAGTGAGTGTTGAATCAGTTGCACAAGACGTGCGCAAAACCGGACAAGTCAAGTTCTTCGATGTTCGTAAGGGGTTTGGCTTCATCAAGCCTGACGATGGTTCAAAGGATGTATTCCTGAGCTTGAATCGTTTGCCCAAGAACACAACTGGGCTTCTGCCTGACACGCGTTGTAGCTTTATCGCTGCTGAGGGCAAGAAAGGTCTTTATGCGAAGGAGTTTGTGCTGCTTTGAAGTTCGACCCAGTAAATGACGTGGTTATGCCTCTGGTTGGGCTCGCGATCTTTGCTGCACTCGTTTGGTATGGATATCTACCGCTAGACGTTGTGCTGAAGATCATAACGGGGGAGGTTAAGTAGTGCCCAATCCAGTGACAATACGTGAGATTGCTGCCCGCTATAAGACACAAACCACGAAGAAATCCGCTACTCAGATTGAGGGGTCACTCCCACCTAACCTGAAGTTCTCGAAGCCTGATTATTTTGACTTTAAGAAGCGTTGTGCAGTGCAAATTGCGGGCGAACCTTTTGAACGTGTCTTCTACGGACTGAACCGTGATGAGTATCTGGCGGTGGCCAAGTTGAGTTTGGGTGACGCGGGCAACACAATCGTCAAGAACTTAAAGGGCTTTGAAACGGGGGCAGGCCGTGCAAGTAAGATGCGTCGATAATACGCTCGCCAAGGATCAGCTCACCATTGGCAAGGTCTACGAAGTCGCACACGTCAATGAGTACTACGATACCTACGTGTTGGAAGGCTTCGATGGCTATGGCTTTACCAAGCGCCGCTTCGAGATGGTTGATACGCCAGAGCCAGAAATAACTGGCAGGTTCCGTCCTAAGCGCTAAAAGATGTCAGTGAATTGTCCAAACGTTCACTGTGGTTGTCGCACAAGAGTGCGCGAAACTACCGGCAAGTTCCGACGTCGCCAGTGCCTCGTTTGCAAGACCGTCTTTACAACACAGGAAACTGTGTACGTGATTAAGCCCGGAGAAACGAACCCAGTCTATCGCCGCAACCGCGAGACGTATAATGACAACGAGGACAGAACCATACCCGTTTGCACTGGGTGATATTGTGGTGGCGTCCAAGGACGTCAACAAGCGCTTGCTAGTGGTCGATATTGACCCACCCGAGGTTTGCACGCCTTACCCAAACGTTATGGTCTCATGGCGTGAAGGTAACAAGATCAAGGAAGCTGTCATTCAGTGTAAGTATTTGCAGATTGTGCAGAAGGCCAGGCAGTGACATTTAAGAATGGATTTCCGTATTCAGACGATACTCGCATCGGAGCTTGCGCTGACTATCTGCTCGGCAAGAGTTTCAAGGAAATTGAATATCGCTGGGGCGTAGGCCATGTTACGGTGCTGAAGTGGATCGCCCGAACTGGCTCTTTCAAGCTTCGTAGAGTTAAAGGCGAAACCTATGTCACAGGGAGTCTTAGAGTTCACCCGCCCAAACGACAAGTCGAAGGTCTACTTGGTGCGGGAGCACATGGTGCGGTGGTATAGGGACGATTCGGGCATCGGTACGCACATCGATATGGTCAATGGCGGGATGCAGGTGGTCCATGAGGCAGTGGACGTCGTGACCCGTATGTACTATGCGGAGGCCACCTGATATGCTGCTACCCAGTACAATTACAATCACGCTAAGTGACCCGAAGCTGTATCAGCTGTTTAGCATGATGGGTAAGGACAGCTACGTACTCAGGGTATTCGGCAAGCTCTTTCATGTTGTGCATTTTGAGTCCAAGACAACCCAGGAAGGCTTCTACGCAATCTTGCATCTGACTGAGCTGTTGATATCGACTTATGATGGCCCGGTGCGCGAGGTAGTTACGCTCGCCGATGGCAGCCAGGCAATTCGACTAGTCACCAAGCCAGACCTAACGGTGGTCAGTATCGCAATGGATCACAAGGGACCTTGGGCAAAGTCAACGTAGGGGTGAATGACAATGAGAATGGTTTTTGCGGAAGTCGTTGCTATCGTTTCAACGCCTATCGTTCTTGGGTTCGGAACCTACGCCTTGTACAGGTGGTTCGTTGATATGTTCGTGTCCAAGCTTTCCGAGCAAGAGCGTTGTCCTTGGGAGCGATAGGTGTTCGAGCGCAATTGCAAGATTTGCGGAAAGCCATTGTATTCTTTGAGATGCCGTTCATCGCATGGTATTCCTTTCCCAGGCATTTGGACCAAAGATGGGTTCCAGCCTCTGACTAGCTACCAGCCTCTGACCATCGTGGCACCAGACCTCATCAAAGAGGAAACCAGCACCGAGGTTTGGGAGCAAGTAAAGCCCCTGCTGAAGAAGAAATGCGAGTACTGTGGCAAGAGCGAGGATTGTGACTGCTACGGGTATCTCGTGTGAAGCTTCTTTCCCTAAAATCAACAAGAGGGTAATTTTCCTATGACAGAAGTACGCTGGTTCGCTCCGAGAGATAATAGTCAGGTCACAGCGTTGTTGGGCATCCTTAAATGGGCAGAAGCTGGTGACAAGATCATTTCCATTAAGCGCGAGGATGTTATAGACAGCGTGCCTGAGCAGCTAGCATTCCGTGTTGAAGTGGAACCGCATGCGATCGAAGTGGTAAACGAGAGCTGGCTGTGAGAGATTTCCTTTTGGTGTTATTTCTTGTCCTTGCCATCGACTTGCCGGTGATCGGAATCATGTACGTGCTCTGCCAAGGCACAATTGGATCAGTACACTCGCCTATGCTGCCGTAGCTCATCGTAGAGCATCTGGTGTGTAATCCAGAAGGTAGGTTGGTTCAACTCCGATCCGGCAGCACCACCTGACGCTCACCAAAGACACACACTGCAAAATTAACAAAACATTCCCAGTATAACCCAAGTACCTAAACATGGCAGAGCGTTACGTCCCAGAACCCGGTAAGATATCCCGCTTCAAGCCCGGCACTCGTCCAGAGAACTCAGGCAGGAAGAAGGGCAAGCCCAATAAGACAACCAAGCTGGTCAAGGATGCCATCTCCGGAGCTTGTGAGAAGCTAGGGATGCTCAAGCCTATCTGGGCCTACAAGAATGACTACGAGAAGCAGGGCAACAGAACCGTCAAGATCAAGGTCAAGGATCGCATCATTGGCTGGGAGCCTACGGGCGAGGGTGGAGCCGAGGGCTATATGATCTGGCTAGGGTGTAATCACCCACAGGCATTCGCTACGCTAGTCGGTCGGATGATCCCATTACAGGTCAATGCGAGCGGGACGATGGACATGACCATCACCCAGAAGTTCTCCGATGTCCAGATAGAAAAGATGACACTGGCTGAGAAGCTAGCTGCAATGCGGGACATGATCTCAATGACCAAGGCATTGCCGGATGATTCCGCTACCAACTCCCGTATGATTGAGGGTAAGGCAGAAAGGGTACCTGCCGAAGCAAACGGATAAAGAGTTGATCAGATGGGATGTCATAATGTGTCCGAGTACGGTCAAAGCAGCATCGTCCTGCAGTGTGAGGCCGATACACTCTCTGTTACCTCATCAACTATTTCGGGAGTAACTGGAGGAACCGGGACAACGTTCCAAACTATCCAATCCAATCCATTGAGTGTTTGTTTAAACGGGACCTGCACCACACAATTTCCCCGAATTGACTCGCAAGGCTACGTCCAGCTCAATCCGTCCTATCGTGTACCCGTTGAGGAAAAGACAATGAACTACTCAGATTGTGGGCGGCTTTACGATTGCACTATTTCGGCACCGACCTACGCTTACCCAGGATTAAACTTCCTGATGATCGCGATTGGCCTGGCTGCATTGATTTTGGCCAGTACCGTGGCTTGTCACTGGTTGGCCAAGGCTGGTCTAATCGGTGGATCAAAATCCCGGGTTCGAACCCGGAAGCCGGAAACCACAGATGATGATTAGTTGGGAGGATGGGATTTGGCTCTATCTGGCCATCGGTCTAGGCATTTGTGCTTGGGCAAGGTTCTTTTATGGACCACCTGCACAGTCCAGGAGATACCCGGAACTTATTGCCCTTTGGCCCCTCGTGCTGATTTTGATAATCATCGACCGTGATTAGCATCTCACACTGGGGTATGTTTGAGATAGACCCGTGGGTGCTGGTTGACTGGGTAAGTCGGCAATGCCAACAAGCCTGTTGGGAGGCATTAGGATACGAAGGATCAGACCTGTGGAAAGATACCGACACCGCCAGCGTCCAAGTTACGTCGTTATCGAAATCTCCGTAGGGAGAGGACATCACCACCACCATCGACGCCACTACCTATTACTTCCCCCGAACAAGAAGGTCAAACTCATGAATAACGTAAGCGTAAACGTTGGTCACACCGTTTCTATGACCATCTCCTTCCTTGACCAGAACGGCAATCCGATGCTCACCGCGGTGACGCCTGATGCACCGCCGACCTGGAGCGATACTACTCCTGCAACTGGAACCCTGACGCCCGCGGCTGGCGGACTCAGTGCTACCGAAGCAGCTATTGCTGCGGGCTCTGACGTCGTCAATGTTGCGTTAACGGTGGGTGGTGCTGCGTTCTCGGCTTCGCTGGGCATCACCGTTTCGCCTGCACCGCAGGTTCTGACTTCGATTGCAATCAACGCGACCGTCAACTGAATTATGAGCTTTTCCAGTGCCAAGACTAATCTGGAATCGGAAGCGCGAGCGGCACTAGCGCCATGCTCCATCCCGGGGTCGTAGATGGGTTAACCGCGGCCTTGCAGGCCGGGATAGCGGTGACAGCTCGGAGAGACGGCAAGCAGGGGGACAGTATGAGAGATACGACGCATAGTCGGTTGGAAATTGTTCGGCTCAAGGATGAGTTGATGGCTGCATGGTCTGAGCATCCTTTTCCAGTGGATAAGATCGCGCTGCTGACCAAGCAGCTCAAGGCAGCTTTGCCAAATACGGGTCGGGTAAGGATGACTTTTGAAGAGCGCTCAGCTCTTGCGAAGGCACGTTGGGTGAGAAGGAGGGAGTTGTTATGCCAGACGCCGAAAGCTTCCGAACTATAGACGGGCGGGATGCCAGATTTACTGGCACCCCGTCAGGTGAACGAAAGCTCCAGCTGAGTTTGTCGTTGCAAGAGACGGGCATGGTGCTTACTGCCTTGTCGAGTTTGCACAACAGCCTTGTGGCGCGACTGTCTCCGAACGAAGCAAAAATGATTGAAGCTTTGACTGCAACAATTGCGGAGGAGTTACGATTCGAGCTAGCTAAGACCAAGGCGTTGATGGACAAGATCAATACAGGAACTTGGTCTTGAAGCTAGCCCAGCCTTATGTTCGACATTTTCTTATTAGATGCACTTGGGTGCAGCTGTATTGGTACTACCACAACGACGAGTTTCGTTGGAACTACTGGAAACTCTTCAGACGTGGTTTGTACCTATCGGTAGGTCGCATTGGGATTTGTCTTAGCTTTGGAAGACCATCGCCTGTTGTAGAACGTATGCTCAAGGAAGCTGGTTTGTAAAAGGAGCTGGAGTTAGTCATGAGTCAGGTTCTCAAGTACGGCGTACCGAAGAAAGAACAGATTCTTTGCGAAGCACCAGGGTGCACTGAGTTAGCAACGCATATCGTGAAGACAGGATTGGCAGAGCATCCGACATGCGGAGCGCATCTCGCCTACGCAAAGAATGGTACTGGGCTTCTGCCAAATCGAGTAGTCAAGCTCAATGAGCCAGGTGAGCACAACCCAGTTGAGGCAGAACCCAAGAAGTAAGAGCCCGTCAGTATCGAGGAAGTAGCGTTGACACCAAAACCATTTTGTCGTAACGGACATCGCAAGACCAAGGCCAACACTGGTTACAAGTTACGGCGCAACAAGAACTCTATTAGATTTGAACCTTATTGCAAGGCATGTGATTCGGATTGGTCTAGGAAGAAATATCAAGAGGACGCAGAGTACCGTGAACGCCGTCAGAGCAGTTGCCGTGCTCGCTACCACTTCAAGAAATCTACCGGTCAGGAAGTCCCGAGCTGGGGCCGGACTACAAAGCCAGGCGGGGACTTAACAACCGGAGTGGACGATGGCCAAGAAAGCCAAAAAGCCCAAAAAGGCAGTGAAGCCTGCCAAGAAGGACAAGAAGTAGCTCATGCCTGAGGTAGTGCCGCTTTCCCGTCGTGCTTTATTGGTTGGTGCAGGGGCCGCAGCAGCGGTTGCGACGCTACCTCAAGTATCAGCTCTTGAGCCGATTTTACCAGCTGAGGTGGTTACGCTCAGTTCAGTATATCAAACTGCAACGGATGCTGAATTAGATAAATGGGCTGGGGACTGGGGACTCACCCGTTGGGCTTTGCCTACAATCCAACAGCCACTTGAATCAGATGCTAGCTTGCGCCAGCGTCTTATCGATGAAATTCGTAAATGGTGCTCGCGCAATTCGTTCATTCTGGAGGGAGAGTCATGCGAAAAGTCTTGATTAGTGGTGCCGTGGGCCTGATCGCTATCTATGCAGTAGGACTCAGTGCGTTCATCTATACGCGCCCGATGGAGGCCAAGGCTGACACACCCAACCAGTACGTCAAGAACGCCTTTGAGGATTTGGTCAAGAGGCAGGACTGCACAATGATGCAGGTCAGCACAACGGATGGTCCGATCTGGGCCTGTTTGCAAATCTCCAAGTGAGAGAAGCCTCCGATGCACCCAGCTCGTCGTGAAGCCCTCGACAACCGCCGCTTCTCGGTGAACTACCGATTGGAGTTCCAAGGCGAAACCTATGATGTGACCGCGGGCTTCTATAACGATGGCAGACTTGGCGAGCTGTTCATCAATCGGGTGCGTGACAAGAAAGCCGCCAAGCTTGGGTTCCAGCTAGACGCCACCTGTCGGGATGCCGCCATTATGATTTCACGGGCACTACAACACGGTGTTGACCTAGCAGAGTTGACTCACTCGGTGACGCGCGGAGACGCTGACGAACCGATGAGCATCGTAGGGGCAGTCATTGATTCAATAGAGGCACAACGTCCGGAGTGGGTCAAGTATGCCAGAGTTGAGGCAAACGAACCCGCCAAGACGGAGGAAATGGTCGATGCTTAGCACACTCACAGAGCTTGGTAGTGGAGCCCTAGTAGGATTAATGCTGGCTGGACCAATCTGTGTTTTGCTTTTCCTGCTTGCGCAGGGCTTGTGCTTTTCGCTCCAAGGTGAGTTTTGCGAGATGCCGGGCCTGTCTTTCTCCTGGACGCAGCAATGAGTGGCTTGATATTTGGCAACGACCCGGTAGAGCTAGATTGGATCGCGGAGAACTTCTGTAGCTGCGGGCACCCACTGATCAAGTGCGATGACAAAGGCTGTCGCTGCACGAGCTGTGAAAGACCAGAGTGGTCAGGCAATTCAATCTACAAGGTCGGTGATCAACTATTCATCCAGCGTAGGACCTTACCAGACAATTCCTACGAGGAGAGTATTGTTGCTGCGAACTCAACCCCGGGCTTGAAGAAGAACCAGCTGACCTACGCGGCCAAGAAAGAACATCTCAATTCTCAGGGCATGTCGAAGTATCCTGAGGACCGCGATAAGCTTCTGGCCCAGATTTACTCGGGAGAGCTACGATGAGTGACGGAGAAGAGCTTGGTGAGGTCACCATAACTTTGGTAGCTAGTGGCTCAACCGGCGCGGGCAAAACCAAGGCAATACGCTTGCTTAAGGAAGCCTTTTTGTCGCAATTTGAGGTCACAGACCAATCTGCGGGTGATACTCGTGTATACGGCGTAGAAGTTTGTACATTTCGGGGTAGGTTGAGGGGACATTGAAGCAACAACTTACCGACCGCGAATTGTTCAAGCTCGCTGAAAAGATTTACGCAGATCATTATGGGCCATCTTGGATCGATCATTTTGTAGCCCGCTGTGGCGTAAGTCGTAGAACATTCTTTCGATGGCAAGCTGGTGCTAGGCTTCCTGGTCCTGTTAGGGCTATGATCCTCGCGCACGAGAAGTGCACTCGCTACGGTGTGGAGTTTTAAGATGAGCACCGATAGTCCGACCAAACACTAGTCATGACAGTATCGTTGCTAGATCAGCCGGTCAATTTCCCGGCTCCCAAAGGCTCGCTCCTGGTTCCCCCGCCTCCACCGGCTCCGGAGGACGAAGCCGCTAGGGAGGCTGCCAGTGCGGTCAATCGCAAGTTCCTAGAGGATATCGAGGCTAGCGTTGAAAGACGCATGCAGCACCTTCTGGCAGTCGAGAAGGGGGGACTAGACGCGATCAAGCTAGAGCTGGCAATCTGCGCTGAGGATCCGCTCTACTGGCTTAACTGGTACGGGTGGACCTACGACCCAAGAAACCCACTCGAAAAGCCCGCACTGCCTGCGCACTTGCCCTTCGATCTGTGCCAGCGCCAGATCGAGATGTGGCAGTGGTTTGACTACGTACTAGAATGCCGGCAAGACGGCTGCGTTAAGAAATCCCGCGGCATTGGCTTTACTTGGGAAGCCGGAGCGTACGCCTGGTACAAGTGGAGGTTCGTACCGGGCTTCAAGACTACGTTTGGTTCCCGTAAGGCCACCGAGGTGGATCAGATTGGCAACCCCGACAGCATCCTTGAAAAGGTTCGGATGCTTTACCGTGGATTGCCGAAGTGGATGCTGCCAAGAGGCTTCAATCCTTTCCTTCATGATAAGCAGATGTTGCTGATCAATCCGGAGAATGACAATGTCATCAGAGGAGAGGGCGGCGACGAAATGGGGCGGGGCGGACGAGCGACGCTTTGCATTATTGATGAGGCTGCTAAAATTGAGCACGCAGACAGAGTTGATGCCGCAACTTCAGCTACTGCATCTGTTCGCATTTGGGGCAGCACCATTAACCCTCAAAATGAAAACAACCTTTTTGCTCGAAAATACAATTCCTTTCCGCCAGATCGTGTGTTCCGATTTCACTACTCGGAGCATCCGATTTGGACAGCCGAGCGCGTAGCCAACAAGAAGCAGGATGTCAGTCCTGAGATTTGGGCGTCTGAGTTCGAAATCGACGACAGCTACACGGTTGAAGACATCACGATTCCTGCGGCTTGGGTGCAATCGTGCCAGAAGTTCAAGGCACTGTGTGATGCACGCTATCAGGAGGAGATAGCCAAAGGCTCCGGTGAAGCCAGCAAGTACAAGCTCCAGCCGCGTCTTGAAGGTATAGCGGGGGGTGACGTTGGCGGTGGTAAGGCGCAAAGCGTTGTCATTGGCCGGTTTGGGCCAATTGTCGCCGCGCCTAATTCCTGGTTAGAGCCAGATACTATTGATACCGCACTCAAGATGCTAGATTATTGCGCGGAACTTAAGCTAGACCCGCGCGACGATACTTTGGTGCCTCGTATACGCTCGCTACGCTTCGATAGCGTGGCAATTGGCCAAGGTGTCTCAGCCACAATGAAGCGCAATCCGCGCAAGGGTTTGAGTGTCACCGGCGTCAATACTGGTCAGGCTGCCTCAGAAACTCGGTGGCCAGACGGTGAGCAGGCAAATGAGAAGTTCTTTAATTCAAAGGCTGAGGGGTGGTGGACTTGTCGCGAGCGGTGTAAGCGGACGCACGAGATGGTACTGCATCTCGAAGGTCTTGCAGGAGGAGTGTATCACTCTCCCGACGATTGTATGGCACTCCCGAACGAACCGTCCAACCAACTTCTCAACCGGCTGGTCGCTCAGCTCAGCCAGGTCAAGTGGAACCGCCGAGAGAACGGCAAGATTCAGATAGAGAGCAAGGAAAGTCTTGCCAAGCGTGGTATCCCTTCGCCCGACTACGCAGACGCCTTGATTCTGACGTTTACTGCACCAACCCATGCAGAGCGTTGGGTTGCCTTTTCCAAAGTTCGAGTATGACTCTGAGGAGAATGGGCTCTTGATCAAAACCATCGAGAAGATGCAAGCCGACATTGCCGCGGCTTTTCAGATTCCCGAGCATAGGTTATTTGCACAAGCAACTCCGCCTGCCTCCTGGACGATGCACTACAACGAGCGCGATGTGCATCGCTATTACGTGCATATCAACGCGATATTCAAAGGGGCACGACGGCGTGCCCGTCGCCAGCGCAACTACATCAAGAAGATGGTGCTCAAATATAGGAGCTAACCAGACTTGAGCGAGTTATAGCTTTCAAGGGGCAAGCCTTAAGGAGGCTGCCATGATTGCCCTCGCTATTAGTATCCTGTGGCTTCTACTTGGTATCGTCATTCTCGTTGCCATCATCTGGTTCGCGTTGTATGCGGTGAAGCTCTTTTTGCCGGTTCCCTCTCGAATCGAGCAATTAGTTTGGATCGTGGTCTTGATTCTGATCTTGATCGGAGTGTTGACCATGCTAAACGGAGGCGGTCCTATCACGGGGCCACACTTTCTCAGATAAGGATAGCGTCCCCAACCTTCCACCCTATCCGCCAGCACCACCGTCTATTTGCAAGGGTTGTTGATCAAGCTAGCCGGGATTGAGTTCCCGGCTAGTTCCTTTTTGAGAGGGTTAAGCCTCATGCGCAAGATTGTCATCCATAACCATTTGCCTGCCCGAGCGCGCGATGGCGGTCCTGGTAGTGGACCTCAACCTGGAAGTAATCCAAATCATCAAGTATTTCACGAGCGTGGTGATCCTAGAAAGCCCGCCTCTGAGCAGGAAGCAAGAATGCTTGGAGGAGTTCCGCCCCACAAGAAACCTGTGTTTAAAGTTGATCCAGAAAAGCTTAAACGTGCGCAAGAGCAAGCAGCCGCAACTCGCCGATTGATGGGTGGGGAAGATTCTTCCCGTGATACCTGGTATCATGACGGCAAGGTAAATGGCTACTATATCTTGCGAGGCGAAGTGGGTGATAAGGGCCGCTGGATAGTTCGCAACGGCAAATATGACATCGTCAAGACCGCTTCTTCAAAGGAAGAAGCAGTCAGCTTCGCTAATAGCAAGCCAAACGGTGGCATTAAGGTGCCTGAGAAGAAGGCAGCGAACGACACAATGCCTGTGCCTAAGTCTGGTGGTAAGTTTGTCTACGATACACCAGACGATACACTGACGGTAGAAAAGCGTGGCAAGGGCTTCTACGGGATGGGCGAGAAGTTTGACTTCACTGCTGCCAACGAGGCTGAGCTGGTTGCTAAGCTTACCCGCTGGGGTGCCAAGTACGTAGGTGTGGAGTGAGACAAGCGTTCCTCGCTTGCGCAATTGGCTTCGCGCTCATGTGGGCGCTCTACCACATGCACGGGTTTTCATATTAGGACAAGCACACAATGGGCTCGGTGTTCAGCGCTGCTCTCACTATTCTTATGCATCTAGGTCCTAATGTCGCTGGGGCCGGTTGGTCTATTTACCAAAACGGCCTTCACATTGACTACCCACAGCACACAAGACAGCAAGTCAAGAAACGAGTGACGAAGCCAGTCAAGGCAATCCACTGGGTGCAGGACTAATGGAAGCTTTCTTTCCCCGCGCAATGCAGATCATCCTTCCGGGCGGCAACGCCTTGCAGTTCAAGGCTGGCATCAATTCAGTGCCTGACGAGCTGGCTGATCACTGGTGGTTTGCAGCCAACGGAGTTACACCCAGGAGTTCGAGCGTCCGCCCTACGTAGCTCCCTTAATTCAACCGGAAGATACCCTCATGCCTACTTTGTCGTATTTGGAAGCGTTGACAGACGAGCTAGATAAGTTCATCTTTGACACTGAGCTACAGGCCAAGGAGATTATCGAGAAGGACATTGGTGAGCTTGTCCGTACCCGGAACATGGTCATGGAGAACGCCAAGAAGACTATCGATGGTCACAAGGAAACTGTGATCGGTATCCAGTCCAAGCTCGACGCAGCAGCGACCAGGATTGCCAATTCTTTAAAAAAGCCGGGGACCTAATCGGGGAGTTACGGTGATGACTACGCTTGCTGATATCAATGCCCGCAACCGCCAGTTCTTTGAGAAGGTTCGTGAGCATCCTGAGTATCGCAATATTAGGCCTGACAAGCGGCCCGACGCCTTGAAGGTCAAGATTGATGTTATGCCACTGCCTGAGATGTTTGGACTCACGAAGGATCAATTCGAAGTCAAAGTAGAACCGATTGAGCGGGGGAAGTAATGATCTCATTAGCATTCGTAGTGACTGCCCTAAATGAAGAGGCGTTAATTGCACGATGCATTCGCTCGATTCGTTCTGAGGCTCCTGGTGCACCCATTATCCTGGTGGATAATGGCTCAACTGATCGAACTGTCGAAGTGGCTATGAGCCTGCCCGGAGTAACCGTGTTCCATGAGCCCCGTCGTGGTCTTTCCCAGGCGCGACAAACCGGGCTCTACAATACCAAGACAAAGTGGGTGGCCTTCATCGACGCCGACAATGAACTACCAGATGGTTGGCTGTTAGCTGCAATCGATGCGCTTCGTCAATCAAAGTGGTCGAGCAAGCCTACGGTTGCGGCTTCAGGGCCACTTGTATACAAAGACCTATTTACGTTCTCGCGTTCGGTGGTCACAACGTTCTACTGTCTTGGTCGTGTTGCGCATACGATTTTGCCGATGATGCAAGGTGGTAATTTCATCGTGGATCGCCTCGCAATGATTCGGGCGGGCGGCTTCGACACGAGTGTAACATTTTACGGAGAGGACACCGCCGCAGCGAAGCGCCTGACCAAGTTCGGCAAGGTCAAGTTCGATTTGGATTTGGTTTGTTTTTCGTCAGCACGACGCTTCGCGGCTGAGGGATTGATGAAGGTCGGTGCCCGCTATACGATGAACTACATTTGGTACTGGGTGGCTGGTCGCCCATGGACGGTCAATCATGCCGACCATCGCCAAGAAGCCGCATAGTTACCGCACGCTATTCATCTCCGACGTTCATCTCGGGTCTCCCCACGCAAAGGTAGACCGGCTTTATGACTTCCTGTTGGGATGTAAGTTCGAACAACTTTATCTCGTAGGCGACATCTTTGATTCGCTTTCGATGGTACTGCCGGTACAACACCGCGTGATTTGGCAGATCATTTTGAACCTGCTGCGCAGAGGCGTCAAAGTTATTCTCATCCCGGGCAACCACGACGCTGAGTTGCGCTCGCTGTTTGGACTTTATCAGGACTTAACGATCCTGCCCGAGGCCGTGCATATCACCTTGCAAGGCTACACAATACGGGTGGTGCATGGCGACGCCTGGGATAGGATTGGTTCTTGGGCCTGGTTGCATGCAATCGATAGGAAGCTACCCATTCCGTTTTGGGAATTGATACGCCGCAACGCCTGTCGCCTTATGGTGCGCCATATTCAGAAGTTTGAGAAAAAGGCAGTCGCTTCGCGCCGCGGTTACGACAAGATTCTTTGTGGACACGTGCACCAGCCTGCGATCAAGGGATGCTATTTGAACGCAGGTGATTGGGTTACACACTGCTCTGCTATTGTGGAGCATCTCGACGGGACATTGGAGCTAGTCTATGGCTAACAAACTCAAAATTTGGTTGCTGGCAGCAGTGACCGTTTTTGGCTTAGGCGCAGCTCAAGCTGCCGGGCCAACGCCTAACACCAACCAAGGTTTGGTCTACAGCTCATTCACCAACGTTGGGCGCGCAGCTGATTTGACGGCTACCGGTTCGTCACAAGACGAAGTGTTGGGCTTCGCGGGACCGGTTGCCCGGATTTACAACTCTGGCTCGGTTGCAGCTGCGGTTGCGCTCAACAGTGCGGCCAGCTCGGTGACGTTCGCGAACGGCACCATTGTAGCTCCCGGGGCCTGTATCTACATGAATGCTGTGGGCATGTCCCACGTCCAGGCGATCACTGGGGGCACGAGCGCAACACTTCAAATCTCGGTGGGTTGGGGCAATGGCGGCGATTGCGGCGGCGCGGGAGGAGGCGGGGGCAGCGGCGGCAACGTTAACCTAACTCAGGTCGCTGGTACGAATCTAGCGGCTCCTACGGCTTGGGGCACCGCTCCTAGCGGGGGTAGCATTGTCCCGAACATGAACGTTTACTGCGTTGTTGGTTGTTCGGCTGGTACGGTGTCCAATGCTAGCTCGGGTGTCGCGACGTCTGCTACCAATAATGGCACTGTTGCCTATAACTACGGCTTCAACGGCACAACTTGGGATCAGCTTCAGGTCGATGCCAACAAAAACCTCAAAATCGTTGTTAACCAGGGCTCTGGCGTAATCTCAGCTACGAATGGCCTTTACACGAATATCCTTCAAGGCAATGCGGTTCTTTCGGCAACGAACGGTACTTACTCCAATTTGTTGCAAGGTAATGCGGCGCTGAGTGCAACCAATGGTCTCTATTCGAATATTCTGTTAGCGAACGTAGCCCCAGCCACGGGTGCAGGTGCAACCGGTTCGACGGTTCTCCGCGTTGGCGTCGCACAGGACACTACCACGATTGCGGGCTCCGCCCCAGGTACGGCTGGTACGCCCTCCGCCAATGCGGTTACAGTTCAAGGTGCAGCGGGTGCAACTCCGATTGTTACAAGCACCGATGTTGCAGTCTACGTTGCACCGACCATTCAAAACGCTGCTTACGCATCCGGCAACGCAGTGGGTGCACTCCAGTCAGTGTCGGTGTTCCGCACCACTAACCAACCGAGCGGTGTGCTCAACGCATTACTCTTGGCTTGGAAAGGCACCGAGACCACCCCGCTTACGTTCTTTGTATTTGATACCAACCCAACCGGTTCCACCTGTACGGACAAGACTGCGTTCTCCTTGGCGACCGCAGACATTCCTAAGCTCGCGCTTGCACCATTTACCCTGACCGCAGCGGCACCTGCTGTTGGCACAACCTCGACGTACGCACAGTCCTCGTTCTCACCTGTTAGTGTTAAGAACCAGGATAGCGGCGCAACGCAAAATCTCTACATCTGTGCGGTTTCTGGTGGTTCCTTTACGCCAGCGGTTGGGGATTTGACCTACAAAGTTAGTGTTGTCAATGATTAGTCGGTCGGCGCTTTCCCGGAGTTTCAATGCGATGATACTTTCACGCAAACTCTTGACGGTGCTAGCACTTTGGCTCGGCTTGACCGCGGCGGTGCAGGCGCAAAGTCCACCTGTGGGGCTTCAGCCGGTCTACAACTCGTTCACGTTCGTTGGACGGGCTGCCGACATCGCGGTTACAACCCTAAGTCAGAACCGTGCGCTTAGTTTTGTGGGCCAAGTCGCGATGGTGTACAATATAGGCACCGCGACTGCCTACGTCTTGCCGTCTAACAGCTCAACGGAGTCGGTTACCACTTCTAGTGGTTTTCCGGTTTTGGCAGGATCGTGTACAGCCGTTAACATTTCAGGACAGACCTATCTTGCGGCTATCGGCACGGGTGCAACGACGCTTCAAATTGCGGTCGGCTGGGGCTACGCGGGCTCCTGCGGTGGAGGGGGTGCAGGAGGCGGAGGGGGAGGCGGGGGTGCGGTATTTGGCCCCACCACGATAGGTTCCCCCCTAAGCAACCCTCCCGTTGTGCTGGGCGGTTCTCAGAACGGTCTTTCTTCGGGTAATGTTGGGGTTTGGAAGGTTGACGCGACGGGGCTGGGTTACGTTAGTTGCTCGAATTGTTCGGGTACAGCGGCCGTAGACGAATCCACGTACAGCCCGAGCGTATCGACCTTTGCACCAAACGGTGGTTTTTTCCAGACCACCGCCACAAACAATCCGCTGAGTAATCTGCAACAAGGCTTGGTGCAGATGACGGCGAACCGCGCCTTCTTCGTCAATCCACGTAATTCATCGGGCGTCGAGATTGGTACAGCGTCAATGCCTATTCAGGTCTCGCTCGCGAATACCGGCGCAAATGGTACGGCGTTGCTCGTTGCGGGTAACGGCGGAACGTTCCCGGTTACAGGAACGTTCTGGCCCTACACCCTTGGCCAGCAGGTCAATGCCAACTCGGTGCCTGTGGTTCTGACGGCAGCGCAACTCACCACGTTGACACCCCCGGCTGCAATTACGAACTACGCTTTGGAAACGGGCGGCAACCTTGCACAGGTTGTCACCGATTTCGGCGCTCCCGGAGCAACCGCTTGTGCCTCGGACACAGCTTCCTGTAATCTCAATCAACAGATGCAGCGCCTCGCGCAGCGCCTGTCCACGACCATTACCACGCTAGGCTCACCTTTCCAGGCTGGTGGCTCGGTTGGCATCTCGGGTACACTTCCGGCATTTGCTGCGACGCCCACGGTCAACTTGGGCACGCTAAATGGCGTAGCGTTGGCGGCAAATCAGCCGACCAATGCCGCGATTGCGAGTACCACCGCGGGACAAAGTGGTACACTTCTGATGGGCGCAGCTACGACTGCTTCGCCTAGCTATACCACAGCGCAGACTAACCCCCTAAGCTTGACACTCGCGGGAGCGCTTCGTGTTGACGCAAGCGCGACTACTCAACCCGTCAGTGTAGCATCGCCTATTACAGTTGCGCAAGCGACTGCTGCCAACCTCAACGCGACGGTTGTGGGCAACGGCACCTTTGCGGTCCAACTTACCGGCGCGACCAATAACATCAATAACATTTCGGGCACGATTTCTCTCCCGACTGGCGCGGCAACCGCCGCCAATCAGACTGCTAAGACTGCCCCGCTTAATGCAGCAACGGCAACGGCCACGAACTCTAACGTCGTTGGTGGGCAGTATCTCTCTACGCAACCGACGATGACCAACACGCAACAGGCTGCGTTGTTGGTATCTTCAAGGGGTGAGTTGCTGATCTCACCGGGAGCGTCGGGCTTCCCTGTCACGCTTAGCTCAACGAGCATTACGGGTTCGGTTACGGTAGTCCAGCCCACTGCTGCCAACCTTAACATCACCTGCGCCAACTGTTCGGGTTCTGGCGCGTCGGCAGTGGACGAGGCTACGTTCACCCCCGGTTCGCCGACTGTGTTCGCCCCGATGGGTGGTTTTTTCCAGACCACCGCAACCAACAACCCACTTACCAACCTGCAAGGCGGTTGGGCACAGATGACAGCCAACCGCGCTGTCTTTATGAATTTGCGCAGTTCGTCTGGAACAGAGCTAGGAACCTCCGGCAATCCCATCATTGTTTCGATCGGATCAAGCTCGTTCCCAATCACGGTTGCGGCGGGTGCGGTTGCATCCGGAGCTTACGTTTCTGGTGCGCTGGCTTCCGGAGCTGTGGTTGATATTACAAACCTGTCTACGCCGATTGCGCCTAACACCGCGACCGCAACGAAGGGCATCCTGATTGGCGGACAGTATAACTCTACGCAGGAAACCCTCACGACTGGTCAACAAGGTCAGTTTGCGATGTCATCGCGCGGTGCGCTTTACGTCGCAACCGGTGCAGACGCGTTCACGATTGGATTGCCCTCCGGTGCAGCGACGTCAGCCAACCAGCCCACGAATGCGGCTCAGGCCTCCACGACATCTGGCCAGACCGGCACGCTCATGTTGGGAGCCGCGACAACCACCGCGCCTTCCTACACGACGGCACAGACTAATCCCCTTAGCCTTACCCTAGCAGGAGCATTGCGAGTAGACGCCTCTGCGACGACGCAGCCTATTAGTATTGGAGCGAGTCAAGTTGCCGTAGGCGCTGCGCTGGATGGCTGGAATGTTACGGAAGGTTCCAAAGCCGACGCGGTTTGCGGTACGGCTACGGGTACTTGCTCTGCGATGGCGATCTGGAAATATATCGCGCAAGCATCGCAACAATCGGTTCCAGTCACGGTAAATGGTACAGTTACAGCGTTAACCGGGTTGACACCCGGAACGGCTCAAACTGGCACCATTGTTGCACTTAACAGTGATTTGACGTCGGTAAACGGCACCGCCATCGGTGCAATGGCCAATTACGGTACGTCGCCTGGCGCTGTAAAGGCAATTGGCGTTAACGCATTTGTTACCAATACTGTGACGGTTACTGGTACGATCACAACGACGCCCCCGTCTAATGCCTCAACTAATATAACACAGTGGTCTTCTGTTGCGTTAGGCTCGCCTTCGAACTATGGAACTCCCCCTGGGGCCGTTGAGGTTCCCGGCGTTAATGCTTTTGTAACGAATACGGTCGCGACAAACAGCACGTATTTTAATAACGTAGCTTCGACCGTTCTCACGAGGACAGCAAATACCACTGCATACTCGGCAAATGAGACTGTTTGCCAGTCAACATCCTCCGCGTGCACCCCGCTTATAATTTCGATTGCTAATAGCGCTGCTGGACGTGGGTTGATTAATCGTATCTCACTTTTGAAATCGGGTTCTGGTACTACCAATGCTAACTTTACGATTTGGCTATTCTCGGCTGCACCGACGCTAACCACTCCGACACAAGAAGACGCGACTGCATATACCGGTCCGCGTGCTGCTGATATGCCAAACTATATCGGCAACGCGGTTTGTTCCTCGCCGGTAGCGACAAGCGATACGACGTCACAGGTGTGGTACGATTGCACGTTGTCAAATCCGAACACGGCCGGGGCGCTAGATTTTCAGGCAGTTTCTGGACAGGTTTACATTGAGGCGCTGATATCTGTGACAGGTGCTTACACTCCGGCCTCGGCTGAGACCTTCACTGTCTACGCAAGCGGAATTTACTAATATGAAGAAAGTTCTCTCATCACTCGGTGGACTGGCAACTTCGGCCATCGTATCGCTGTCGTTGATAATGCTTGTTGCAGGACCAGCCATTGCGCTGACCCTTCAACAAAAGATTGTTTTGTTTAAGAAGAAGATTATATCAGCACCTGATAGTTTGACGTACGAAACCCTTGTTACGGAAAGCTCTGGTACATCTACAGCGACATACAGTGCTACTCTTGGAGTAGCTGCTACTAAGCGGGTTATCATTGTAATTCCAGCCGCGCGTGTCGCGTCTGGCAACTCAAATACAGTTTCTTCCATGACAATCGGCGGGAATGCCGCTAGTCAAGTTTCCGGCGCGGCTGTGACGAGCCCTGGTGGCGCTGGAAATATGAATTCTGATATTTGGTATTATGCAGATGGGGGAGCGTTAGGTTCTTCCGCAACTATTGTCGTTCACTGGGCCAACGCAAATACAAGATCAGGGGCTTGTATTTACAATCTTGTGACAAACACACCAACGGCGTCAGCCGGGTCTGAAAATAACGACGGGGGCGCTCAATGGACGAGCCTCACGGAAGCTATCAGCGTCCCGGCTAGTGGATTTGGCGTTGTCTCCATTACAGTACAAGCAGCAGGTACTCTTGGCTTTAGTGCTGGAGCTTCATTGGATGTGAACGGTACATTGGCGGGTGGCATCAACGGTCTCGCCTGCGGCCACACGACTTCCACCGGAAGCGTGTCCGTAACCGGAACGCAGGCCACCGCACAATTTGGTGTCATGTCGCTAGGGTCATGGAGCCCGTAGCAATGAAATTTTTACGGATTTCGCTGTGCTTGGTGCTTCTATGCGCGTCCGTGCAAAGTACGGACGCTCGTTCTATTCGTGGGCTCGTACCAATAGCTGCAACCATCCCCAACGGGATGACTATCAATTTTGATTATCCGACAAGTGATATCTATAATAATCTCGCTAATGGTCTGGTGTTTGGCACGGCGACCGCAAGCGGTAATTCGCCAACACAGTTCTTCAACAATGGCTACCCAACCGGGTTCCTTGCGGCTACTGTTGGATCAAATCCTAACCCAGCAAATGGTACAGGTATTGGATCGCTTGGTTACTACGGTCATTACAACAATTCGTGGACAGGCGTAACCCAAATAAATTTTCTGCTTGGTCCGGTTATTGTCTATAACGGTGGCGTGGGTGTTTTTGGAATATCGCCCGCAAATTTCGGATTTTCTAATGGCGGCGGCTCCATTGGGGTGTCTTTCACTAACAATATTCATGTCAGCGGGTCGTCCGCACTCGCTAATTCGTCTGTCGTCGGTAACGGGACTATTGTCACTGTTACAACAGCAGCCGCGCATGGTTTGACGGGTCAACAGGCTGTAGCCCTTGCGGGGACAGCAACGCCTAGCTTCAATGGCGTCTACCTTTGTACGGTCACTACTTCGAATCAATTCACTTGTCCTAGTACGGTAACTGGCACGGCGGCAACGTCGGGAACCTGGCAGCCCAACGTCACAAATATGAACGCCGAGTTTGCGTTCGGCACCATTATTACAAGTGTGACTACGAGCAGCAGCGGTCTTGTTCAGTTTGTAACGCCAACACTTGGCGTATCACAGCTTATTGGGACCTTCAATGTCCAGATAAACCGTGCTGGAGGATGCTGGCCTTCGACGGGTCCGAACGCAGACGGGTCCTGGACCGCTGTTAAGATTGATAACCAAGATATTGCCATTAATGGCTCGTCGACCTATGTTGGTTGTACGACTGTTAATGGGAGCAGCGTTCCTGGTATAGCTGTAGAAGCGCTCATTTCACCAGGTAACGGCAACATAGACATTGACGCTGCTAGCCAAGTCGTAAATCATAATTTTAGTAATTGGGTGTTCTGTCGTGTAGACCGTTGTGG